ACTGAACCGACCGGTCAAAACCTCGGCGTATGTACCCGCGATTGCCGCGGCAGCCAAGACCATTGTGGTCGGCGACTTCAGTTACTACTGGGTGGCTGACCGCCAGGGCAGGGTGTTCAAAAGGCTCAACGAACTGTATGCGGCTACAGGCCAGGTCGGCTTTATCGCCACTCAGCGCGTTGACGGCAAACTCATACTGCCAGAAGCGATTAAGGTGCTTCAGCAGAAGGCTTAACGGAGGTGTGTCATGAGCTATAACTCAAAAAACTACACCGAGCAGGGCGGCGGAAAGACGGTGATCGGCGGAACACTGGAGATCGCGGAAGGCGGACATGTCACTGGGCTGCCAAAGGCTGAGTTTCAGGCGGACAGCACTGCCGCGGACACAGCGGCGTTGGTAGCCGACTTTAACGCTCTGCTTGCAAAGCTCATTGCGGCAGGCCTGATGGCGTCTGAATAACGGAGGTGAGCGCGTTGCTCGTCACACTTGAAAAAACAAAAGAATGGCTGAGAGTCGAGTCCAATGACGAGGACGCGCTCATTGAAAGCTTCATCACGGCAGCGGAGGATATCGTGGGCGGTATCCTCCGTTTTCCGCTGAGCGAACTATCGGAAGTACCTGAAACCGTAAATCAGGCCATATATTACGCGGTTTCAGTTATGTATGAGCAACGCGAAAGCCTCGATATCGCCGCGCTGATAAATACGCTCCGCGGGATGCTTTTCGCCTACAGGGAGGATGCGTGGTGATGAAGATCGGGGATTTGCGGTACCGGGTGGTACTCCAGAAAAAAGAGATTACAGAAGATGAATTGAAGCAGCAATCGGAAACCTGGGTGGATATAGCCACGGTATGGTCGGCCATCGAGCCGCTTTCCGGCAGGGAGTATTTCTCGGCCGGACAGGCCAACGCCGAGATTTCGGCAAAAATCACGATCCGCTACCGGAAGGATGTGACGCCGGATACGCGCGTGGTTTTTTACAACAGGATTTTCGAGGTGCTGTCGGTTATCAACCCCAAGGAACGGCGCGAATCGCTGGTTTTGATGTGCAGGGAGGCAATGGTATGACGAATATCGACGGGCTGGCAGACGCCATTATGGACGTCATGCAGGAGTACACCGAAGAGGTGGAGGAAGCAATCCCTGAGATTGTGGATAGCACGGCGGACGCGATGGTCAGGGAAATCCGCACGGCCGCGCCCAAGCGTAAAGGCAAATATGCCAAAGGCTGGACAGTCCGGCAGCTTGGAGAAAGAACCCGCTCCAAAGAAGGATACGCCAAGCTGGTCTGCAACCCCAAGCGCTACTCTATCGCCCACCTTGTTGAGTACGGCCACGCCAAGCGCGGCGGTGGCAGGGTCGCGGGAAAACCGCACATCCGCCCTGCCTGCGACAGGCTGCTGCCGGAGTTTGAAAAGAAAATCGAGGAGGCGGTGAAACGATGAGCGCGTATCTGGCTCAGATACTATCTGAAGCCGGTATTCCGGTCACCCGCGGCGGCTTTAAGAAAGCGCAGGCTCTACCGTACATAGTTTATGTGTTCTCACACTCGAACAACTTTTCCGCGGATTCAAAGGTTTATCTGAAGCGGGACAACTACCAAATCGAACTGTACACGGAGAAAAAGGACATTGCCCTTGAGGAACGACTCGAGGGCATTTTTGATGAACACGGCCTTGTGTACGACAAGACCGAAACGTACCTCGAAAGCGAAAAGCTCATCGAGGTGTTATACGAAATACAGCTGATCGGAGGACAAACAAATGCCGGATAATAAAGTCAAGTTCGGGCTGCGAAATGCCCATTACGCTAAAGTCACCGAATCCGGGTATGCGATACCGGTGGCATTTCCGGGTCAGGTGTCACTGACATTAAAGCCCAAGGGCGAGCGCGCGGAGTTCTATGCGGATGACGTCGCCTATTTTACCAAAGACGCCAATCAAGGCTACGAGGGCGAGATGACCATTGCGGACATCCCGCCTTCTTTTCTGAAAGACTGCCTTGGATTTACTCAGGACGACAACGGCGCCATTTTCGAGCACATGGACGCAATCCAATCACCGTTTGCCCTTTTGTTTGAGGTCCAGGGCGACCTGCAACCCAGACGGTTTGTTTTTTATGAGTGCCTGGCTTCCCGTCCGAACGTGGACGCGAACACCGTCAAAGGTACAATCGAGCCGACCGCAGACACGCTGTCCTTTGTGGCGACGCCTCGGCAGCTTGACGGCATGGTCAAAGCTGTTCTGGTAAAGAGTGCTTTAAATGAAACGGCGTATTCAGGCTTCTACACATCGGTGTATGAATTCGCTGCGCCTGCAGGCTGAGGTGATTAAACATGCAGAGAACAATCAAAATCAACGGACAGAATTTGCCGCTGAAACCATCGGCTAATTTTATGTTCTATTACCGCCACGCACGGTTATCCGGCGAAGAAACGCCGGACTTCCAGTCCGACCTTAAACGGCTGGCGGACATGGAGAAAATGCAGGGCGAGCTCAAGGGTATCGACAGCACGAACGCGCTGGACATTCTGCAGCGGACGAACATTTTCGAGTTCAGCGCCATCATCCGAAGAATGCTCTGGACGTTCGCGTACGCAGCCAACAAAAGCATCCTGCCTTTCGAGGATTGGTGCGACGCGCTTTTCGAGTATGACACAACCGAAGCCTCGAAAACAGTAATGGATCTGGTGAACGACAATTTTTTTCTTATGCTGGGCGTGGCGAAGCCCAGGGGAATTCAAAACACGTAGACTGGCGGGACGCCTTGTATCTGGGCAAGTCGGCTGGGCTTTCACTCCATGAACTGGACGAGATGACTTTCTCCGACTTGCTTTCATATGTCGGGTTTTTGACGGAAGCAAAAAGCAAAACAAAAGAAGCTACTCAGGCGGATATCGACCAACTGGCTATATAGAGAGGAGGGATTCATTTGGCGGCAAGCATCAAGGGTATAACGATAGAAATCGGCGCAAACACCACAGGACTCGGCAAAGCGCTCGAGGACGTCAATAAGAAGTCGCGCAGCCTGCAGAGCGAACTGAAACAAGTGGCTTCCCTCCTGAAACTGAATCCGGGCAACACCGAGCTGGTAGCGCAGAAACAGGAACTCCTCGCTAAAGCGGTATCCAACGCGAAGGAAAAACTGGAGACTCTCCGCGTGGCACAGGCACAGGTGGAGCAGCAGTTTGCCAGCGGGAAGATATCGGATGAGCAATACCGCGCGTTTACCCGCGAGGTCGCCAAAGCTGAAGGTGAGGTCAATAAGTTTGAGCAAGAACTCAGTCAGCTTGGCTCCGCCGCTGAGCAGGCAGACGGCAAGGTTGCGGATGTCGGCGATAAGGCGCAGGCTGCCGGGCGAGAGATGGATAACGCGGCCGAAAAAGCTCACAGGTTCTCCGGCGTGCTTTCCGGCATCGCGGGCGGCATCGGGAAAGCCGCCGCTGCTGGGATTGCTGCGGTAGGCGCCACTGCCGCGGCTGCCGGAGCCGCTGTGGTCAAGATGACGCTGGACGCGGGCGAAGCGGCGGACGAGCTGATTACGCTGTCCAACATGACGGACATAAGTACCAAAACGCTGCAGGAGATGGAATACGCTGCGCGGTTTGTGGATGTTCCGCTGGAAACAATGACGGATTCCATGTTCAAGCTCACTAAGAGTATGGACGCAGCCAGAACCGGCACGGGAGCGCAGGCCGACGCGTTTAAAGCATTGGGCATAGCGACAACCAACGCTGACGGGAGCCTGAAAAACAGCAAGCAGGTGTGGCTGGATACCATTGACGCTTTGGGCAGGGTGACTAACGAAACCGAGCGCGACGCTCTGGCGATGCAGCTGTTCGGGAAGAACGCCAAAGAACTTAATCCCCTAATCGCTGCCGGGTCGGACGAACTCTCCCGGCTGGCGGATGAAGCCAATGAACTCGGCGTAGTACTAAGCGACGAAAGCGTCACGGCGCTTGGTGAATTCGACGACAAGATGCAGCGGCTCAAAGCCACGGGTACGGCGCTGACACAGACGCTGGGCGCAGCGGTCACCCCCGCTTTGGGTGTGCTGTCGGATAATCTGCGTTTGGTCGCGTCGTCAGTGTCCGAAGCGATACAGACCGGAAACTGGGATCACGTCGGCGACACAATATCCGCTATGCTTTCGGACATCGGCAGCCGAATCACAAACGCCCTTCCCAGGATTGCTGAACAAGGCGCGAAGATACTTGGGAGCCTGGCCGAATCAATCATTGCCAGCCTACCCCAAGTGCTGCCCTCGCTGCTGTCCGCTGCTCTGGAGATATTTCAGAGTATTATAAGCGCCATTGCTGCGAATGGCCCGGCTCTGGCTAAAATGGTCGTAGACATGGTGTCCCAGATTGCTGTATTTATACTTAAAAACCTGCCAGTCATTATTGCTGCAGGTATTCAAATACTGATTGCACTGATACAAGGCATCACGCAGAGCATCCCCCAGCTTATACCGGCGATTGTTTCGGCCGTCACGCAGATATTGCAGACGATTATACAAAACCTGCCGCTCATTATTCAGGCGGGATTGCAGCTCATATTGGCGCTTGTTCAGGGCATCATGGACAATCTGCCGACGCTTATCACTGCTATTATCAACATGATTCCCATGCTTGTCACGGCAATTATGGAAAGCCTGCCGCTTATCATCGAAGCGGGCGTGCAGATACTGCTGGCTGTTGTAAACGGTATCGTGGCTTCACTGCCGGTATTGATACAGGCCGTTATCGACATGATCCCAATGGTGGTAACGGCAATCGTGGAAAACCTGCCGCAGATCATCGAGGCGGGTATTCAGATCCTGCTGTCATTGATATTGGGAATCATAGACGCGCTGCCGAAACTAATTACCTGCATTATTGAGATGATACCGAAGATCGTAAAAGCGATTGTGGACAATCTGCCCAAGATAATCGAGGCAGGAATTAAGATCATTCTGGCTGTCATCAAGGGCATCATCGAGGCGATACCGCAGCTGATAAAGGGGATCATCGATATGATCCCGCAGATTGTTCAGGCCATTATCGATAATCTGCCGCTCATAATAGAGGCAGGCATTGAGATTGTCTGGGCACTCATCAAGGGCATTGGTGAGGCAGCATGGAACCTCATTAAAGCCGCCGGGAATCTTGCCTGGGATTTCATCAAAGGAATCTGGGAAGGCATCAAGTCTGCTGCCGACTGGCTTTGGCAGAAGATATCGGGCTTCTTCAACGGCATCGTGGATGGCGTCAAGGACCTACTGGGTATTCATTCGCCGTCCGTTGTGTTTGCGGGCATCGGCAAGAACATGGGACTTGGGCTCGCGGAAGGCATCACGGGAAGTGTGTCGCTGGTTGACCGGGCGATGAATAAACTTAACGCCGCTGTCGACGGCGCGAAAACTGATATTGCAATCGCCGGACAATTTGGAGGCAACGCGCCTGTTGCGGCTGGAAACAGCGTGACGCTCAACATTCAAACGTCAACGCTGGACGAAGGGCAGATCAGCATGCTGGTGAACGTGGTGAACCGCAGGCTCGGCCTGGCGTATTAAGGAGGTGGATGTATGCACAGAAGGTTTTATTTGGAGAACGAACAGAAGCAGCGGTTCAATCTCCAGGACTTAAAGAACGGCGCCCTCCTCTGCTTGCCAGCCGGGCTTGGGCTGTCTATGTCGCGCGCATATGAACTGACAGGTGATGCGTCAAGGGTCGTAAACGAAGTATTCCCGCTCCGATCGTTTACCGGTGTGGCCGTATTCGACGGTTCCAGGGCATATGATGGGTACCGCGCCCTGGTGAACTTCATCGCCGCGTCCGACGTTTTAAGGCTCGTATACGCTCCGAGGTTTGAGACGGCAAGCAGCGAGTTTCTGGCGGATGCTGAGGTGGAAAATGTATCCAAAGGCGAGATCATAGGCGGACGGATGGAATGCGACGTCGTTATCACACTGAAAGGCGCGTGGTACAAGCGGGATAGCCTGCGCGTAGTTGCGGAGAAAACCGGTGAGGAGCTTCGATATGACCGGATGCATGAATATGTATACAGCGACGTTTCGACCGACGCGATTGAGATTTTTAACGACGGGCATTTTGAAGCGCCGGTTATGCTTGAAGCCGAAGGTGAACTGGTCAATCCCCGGCTCTCACTGCACGTAAATGGTGTGCTGCGTTCGCAGTTGGTGGTAACGACGGTCATTGAGACCGGACAAACGCTGGTATTCTGCACGAAAGATGACGAATTAACGCTCATAAAACGGCTGGTGGATGGCAGCGAGGAGAGCCTGATCGGCTTCATCTCGGTCGAGAACGACAACTTCTTCAAGCTGCCGAAAGGACTGTCGACGCTGAGCCTGAGTGCGGATAACGAGATTAGTTCAAAATCGATCATTACCGTATATACGGCATATAAGGCGGTATAGTGATGCAGGCATACGTCATATCCAAAATAGATTTAAAAGTGAGGGACGCTGCCGTAACTATCGGCTATGAGATGAACGAGGATACTTCCGCGCCCGCCGTTACCAGTATGAACTTTGCGCGTATGCCTGCCGTCAGCGCCGGGGATTACGTTTGTCTGAAAGAAGCGGCTGAGACGGTTTATCTTGGCATCATATCCGGCATGGAAACTGATAAAAAAACAAGCGTTGCCACACTGCGGGCGCTGCCAGTGAGCAGCATCTTCTCAAGGAATATTCTGCTGAGCAGTCCGCAGGCGGTAACTGAGAACTATATCCTATCCGCTATTAACGATAATTTCGTTACTTCGGGCGACGCTATGACGGATATTCCGTATATATCGGCAACAGCGGCAACCCAAACGCTTTTGGATATCACTCCCCATAACGACAATGGGATTTATAATCTGGATACGTTTTTGCGGTATGTCGCACGGCGGCATCATATATTCCCGGATTTTGAGCTGAAAGACAATGCTTTGGGCTTGAGTATTGAAAACCGTAACCCTCCCCTGCATATTATCGACGCGATGGTAGCGGATGTTTTCGGCTTGAATGAAACGGTGGTTTCCGAATGCGTTTCAAAGGTAACTGTGAAAACATCTGCAGAAGTAAGTACATATTACCTGTTTGAGAACGGGAGTTACGGTACAGACCCTGGAGCGGGTATCCGCATGCAAGGCAAGGCCGATACGGTCTATTGCGAGAACGCAGCCGATGCTGAAAAAACAGCAGGCGACATTTTCGCCAAGAACAAGTTCAGCCATCTGATCGAGGCGGAGATACTTTTACGCTCAAAGCTATACGATACCGCCAATATGCAGCTGTACGACCGGGCGATGGTTAAGACTAAGACCGGTGTATATGACACTTACATCAGTTTCAAAAGCAGGAAGAGCACCGCGAAAACGGTGCTTTTTAAGTTCGGGGACGCAAGGCTTACGCTCACGGACAAGCTCAAAGGAGGAATTTAAGTGGCAATAAGAGCAGTCACATTTGATAAACAAAAAGTCAAGTCACAGGACGACGGGCTGTGCCACACGCTGGCCATGGTCAACAAATCCTGTATCGTATCCGGCTGCACGGTGGCGCAGGACGGCGCCTCCGCTGTGAGCATCGCCACGGGTGTGTTCTTTGCCTGCGGGCGGCTGGTTTACGTCACTTCGCCTGAGAGTATCGGCATTCCATCCGTCCCCGCAGGCCAGACGCAGTATATGCGCGTGGTGTTTGAGGTCAATCTCAACCAGACCAATACGGAAACGGAATTCATGCAGGGCAGCTTTAAGGTACTGACGGACACTGCCGCCTATCCGGCGCTCACACAGGACGATATCAACGCGGGCGAAACGCTGCATCAGATGCCTTTTATCAAGCTGCGCGCGGATTCAACCGGTATTATCGCCGGAAGCTTTGCGGATGAGCGCACACTGGCTTATTCCGTTGCCAGCCTGAAACATGACATTGACGGCAAGGCGGCCGTGGGTCACGTCCATACGTCATTGGCCGCACTGGAGGTAACAGGCAACGTGGGTACGGATGACCTGCAGGTGGTCAACGTGTTCATTTACTCGGGCAGTACGCCTTCGACTGCGGGCAAGCCCAACGGTACGCTGTTCGTCAAATACGTACCATAAAGGAGTGATGAAGATTGGCGACATGTAATAAGACGGGTTTAAACATTTGCGAAATCGACAGCCAGTATCCTACTCAGGCTAATACGTCTTCATGCGATGTAGGGCGGTATACGGGCAAGGTCAATAACTGTTTTTTCAACTTCGACTCCGTTAACGACGAAATACCCGCAGGCTCTGTGATCAACAGCGCGACACTGCAGCTGGCGCAGGTTTCGGGCGGATATTCGCTATCTCAAAACATATTGATTACGCTGCGTTCAGGCAACTGGGGCGCGTTTACGTGGAACTCGCAGCCCGCTTTGGCCGCGACCGGCCTGACGGTGGCACTGTCGGGCAGCTCGGCGGGAGACAGAATCTTTAACGTGACGGCGCTCATCCAATGGATCGTTGACAACAACAGTTCCGCGCACATATTCAAGCTGGAGCGCGTGCCGAATACGACGAGCGGTTCCAACGACGCGAAGCGTTTTTCCACAACGGCAGCTAACCATGACCTGCTCATCACCTACACGCCGCCCACAGCGCCGGGTGTGCCCTCGGGCCTGTCGCAAAGCCCAAACGCCTTTGAAAGCGCGCTGAGGTTATCCTGGGTTAACGGTTCGGGTGGTACCAACAACCCGATAACGGGAATTGACGTGCGATACCAGACCTCGGATGACGGCGCAAACTGGAGCGGAGAAACATCCGTTATAGTGGCTGCGGGCAGCACTTATTATGATATTCCAAGCGCGACAATATCCGGCTGGGGCCGAGGCAAGTATGTCCGATTCCGGGCAGGTTCAGTTTCAGCGTATGCCGCCACAGTTTACTCGGGATACACATCTGCTGTACGAAAAAACAGAGCGCCTAATACTCCGACAGGCATACCCATCACGAACAAGAGCGTGTACGCACCCGGCGAGACAGTCACGGTATCATTCACGCCGCCCAGCCCAAGGGACCCGGACAGCGGTTTATCCGGCGACATCGCCGGGTACGAGGTCAAGATGCAGTACTCGGACGGAGCTGACTACAACAGCGGACAGATCATGGGGACAAACGCGTCCGGATCGGCAACGTCGGTCAGTGTGGCTACAACGGGCTGGACACCGGGACTGCAATGGAAGTTTCTTGTACGCGGATATGACGCTTACGGCGTGCGAGGCAGCTGGTCGGCGGCGACCGCGCTCATCATGATGGGGACGCCACTGAAGGTGCTTGTGTCAGGCTCCCTGAAAAGCGTAGCGGAGCAGCAGGTACTGGTGAACGGTGTCCTGAAACAGGTGAGCGAAATCAAGGTGCTGGTAGACGGCGTATTGAAAAATCTAACGGTTTAGGGGGAATGTAATTTGCTTGAATTTATCACTAGATACTGGCTGGAAGCCCTGTTCGGATTAATTCTGACAGGGCTTTCGTTTTTGGTGCGGCGGTTGTTTCAGGAAGCGAAGACCGCGCGCAAATCTACGTGCGCGGTACAGACAGGTATACGTTGTATGCTGCGCGACCGGATAATCCACAGCTACGAGAATTATATCCATCTCGGTTATTGCCCGTTGCCTGTGCGTGAAAACACGGAGGAAATGCACGCGGCGTACAAGGCGCTGGGCGGCAACGGCGCAGTCGACCATATCGTGGCTGAGATGAACGAACTGCCTACTATTAATAAGGAGGGAAACATCAAATGACAAACAGGGAACTGGTATCGGAGGTCTTGAAGATGGCGGGATTTCAAAACCCCGTCGAGAAGGAAAGCGGTGGTATCACCTATCACAAAGACCGCTGGGGGTACGTGTTCGGCGGCCAGGGTGAACTGTATACCGATGAACTCGCAAAGAAGTGGGCAAGCATAAAGCGGTCGGGCAAGACATCGGTGTACTTCCTGACGAGCGCGAAGCAGTGGTATTCACCGCCCCGGCGCATTGTGGACTGTTCTGGGCTGATCGTGCAGGCGTTTCGGATGTTTGTTCCTGATTACACCGACCGGAGCGCGAACACCTTCAAGGTTCAATTCACAATGTCTGGGGCAATAAGCGCAATCCCCGAAACAGCGGGACTTGCCGTATGGAAAAACGGGCATATCGGTATCTACCTTGGTAACGGCAAGGTGTGCGAAAGCCGCGGCGTCGCCTACGGGGTTGTAATTTCCGATCTCAAAACGCAGAAATGGACGCATTACGGTAAGCTTAAGGGCGTGGAGTATGATAATGCGTATGTCGTATTCGGGAAAGAGCAAAAACCCGTGGCGTATCAAATATACACGGTTAAAAAGGGCGACACGCTTTGGGAGATAGCTAAACGGTATAAGACCACTGTTGCCGCGCTGGCCAAGCTGAACGATCTGAAAAATCCGTCCCTCATATTCGCGGGACAAAAGATAAAAATAAGGGAGGAAAAATAACGATGGAACAATCCAGATGGAAAAGCCCTGTGGCATGGAGCGCACTTGCGGCGCTTCTTTTTTTTGTGGCCAAGACATGGTTTGGGGTTGAGATACCCGGCTGGGATCAGTTCATATCCCTGGTCATAGCCGCTGGCGTAGCTTTTGGTATTTTCAACAACCCTGAGAAAAAAGACAATTTTTGAAACAGTGAGGCGCTGTTTATTCGGCGCCTCTTTTTTTATTTCTTCGAAGGCAATAACTTTGTCTTTGAAGTCTGACAACAACGCGCCGTCCTTAGCGCATCACTAACCTTCTGGCGAAAATTCAACTTTATCGCCCAGAACATATTCTCCGTGATAATAATCCGAGATGTTCATACCAAGCGCCTCAATTACGCGGCAAGCGATATTAAATGATGAAGAGGACAGTTTTCGTTCGCCGCTCTCGAACCTCTGATACTGCCGAAGCTGTATCTTCGCTCTGTCCGCTACCTGCTGCTGTGACAATCCGAGTTTATCTCTTAAGTCCCTGAGAATACTTCTTTCCTCCACATGTGCTATTTGCCAAGTCATATGAAACCTCCAATTTCAAGATAAATACATCATACGACCATCTGGACGTATCGTCAAGCTTTTTCTACGACCATTTGGTCATAGAGAATAAGTTCCGTCTCCTATGCCGCCATTCCGAAACGCTTGTTTTTTTGCTGATACCGAAAATTCTCGGTACGCAAACACCTCTTTTCTGTCTGTAGCCGATAGAGGGGCTCGTTTCTCCTCAGATGGAGGCGATCGTGAACGACACATATGGACAGGATTGGTGGGCAAAGCATCTAGAAGCAGTGAACCGCCAATTTGGTACTCAAATCACCATCTGCTGTCCTGTGGATGGTGAGAGGGTTTCTTGCCCTCCGATGGGAGGTAATGAAACGTGATAGATGTAACTGACTGCAAGCCGGAAATCAAATACGATAAAAAGCAAATTTCGCATGAGCAATTACAGCACGAATTGGATTATGTGAGAGCGCAGCGAATACTCGAAACCATGCTTGAAAAAGGATTAATCTCCTTGTTGGAGTTCAACCAGATAACCACACTGAACCGCCAATCTTTCTCCCCCGCTCTGGCGCAGATTATGCCTGAAAACCGTTGATAATACTCGGCTTCAGAGGTAATATGTCACACTGACAAGGAGGTGAGAACTTGAAAAAGGTAACGAAAATCGCTCAGAATACAGTTGATATTACCGAACAGCCCAAGCTGCGTGTAGCCGCCTACTGCCGTGTCTCCACCGGCAATGATGATCAGCTTGTCAGTCTGGATACGCAGATAAAGCACTATGAATCCTACATCAAATCAAACCAAGACTGGGAGTTTGCTGGGTTATATTATGATGAGGGTATCACAGGCACTAAAAAAGAAAAACGTCCCGAACTGCTTCGGATGATTGCGGACAGTGAAGATAAGAAAATAGACTTCATCGTTACCAAGTCCATCAGCCGGTTTGCCAGAAACACAACGGATTGTTTGGAGCTTGTTCGGAAATTGCAAGAGCTCGGTATTTATATATATTTCGAGAATGAAAACATCAATACCAAAACCATGGAAAGCGAGCTCATGCTCTCAATCCTGAGTGGACTGGCTGCAAATGAGTCCGCCTCCATTGCTGAAAACAATAAATGGTCGATGACGCGTCGGTTCCAAAACGGCACATACAAAATCAGTGCCCCGCCCTACGGTTATGACGCCGTTGAAGGAAAACTGGTGGTGAACGAAAAGGAAGCGGCAATCGTGCGCTTTATCTTCGCTGAAATCCTGTCGGGTAAAGGGTGCGGTAAAATTGCTAATGAACTTAATCTCTGCAGCCTGAGGGGCAAAAAGGGCGGTCGCTGGAGTTCGACAACAATACGGGGCATGGCGTACAACGAAAGATACGTCGGCGACGCCCTTTTTCAGAAGACCTATACAGACGATAGATTCAACCGTCACAGCAACTACGGCGAGAAAGACCAGTACCTGATTAAAAACCACCATGAAGCGATTATCAGCCGTGAAGATTTTGAAGCCGCCCATGCGGTCATAGAGCAGCGCGGTAGGGAAAAAGGCATAGAAAAGCACCATCATAAATACCAGAACCGTTACCCATTTTCCGGTAAAATCACGTGCGGTCAGTGCGGAGGCAGATTCAAGCGTCGAGTCCATGAAAGCGGCAGACATAAAATCGCATGGTGCTGTACTACGCACATCGCGGACATAAAGAAATGCCCGATAAAATACATCCCGGAATCTGATTTTGAATATGCGTTTGTTGTCATGATGAACAAGCTTATCTTCGGACATCAGACAGTCCTCAGGCCCCTGCTCATAAACCTGCGTGGTATGAATTCCGAAGACAGCCTGGCGAGCATTCGGGAGATTGACAGAAAACTCGAAGAAAACGCGGAACAGCGAAACGTACTGGTAGGCTTGATGACAAAAAAATATCTCGAACCAGCTGTTTATAAAAAAAGTAATAATGAACTGCTTCAGGAAGCCGAACGCCTTAAACGTCAGAAAGAATCCTTAGCCCGCTTCTTAAGCAATGACAGCCAGCACCTAAGCGAAGTCAGTGCGCTTCTGCAATACGCCACAAAAGCGGCGATGTTGTCGAGCTTTGACAGAGACGTTTTCGCACGATTTGTGGAGCGGATTATCGTATATTCCAGAACCGAAATTGGATTTGAATTAAAATGCGGCATAACGCTGAAAGAAAGGCTGGTGAAATAGATGAGCCACACACCATATGGTTACAGGATTGAAAACGGGAAAGCCGTGATTGACGGAAAAGCTGCAGAGCAGGTAAAAACCCTATTCCAGTCCTATCTGTCCGGTGACTCTTTGGACGCCGCTGCCAATAAAGCCGGTATTGAAGCTTTCCATGCTGGCATCGGCAAGATCCTGCGGAATGTCCATTATCTCGGCGATGAATATTATCCGGCGATTATTGACCCTGACATGTTCGAAGCCGTCCAGGCAGAACGGTCAAAACGCGCTAAGCAACTCGGCCGAATCCGGGAACCAAAAGAAAAAGCTGAGGTCATCTTCCCCACCGCATTCCGAGTTAATGATGCCACTCATCAATTTGATGACCCGTTCCAGCAAGCGGAATACGCCTACAGCTTGATAGAAATCGAGGAGCATTGATATGGAAGAAAAAATGACTGTTACACTACTTCCGGCAAGGAAAAAGGCCGGTTTTGCAAAAAAGGATGAGGAAAAGCCAAAGCTCCGTGTTGCCGCCTACTGCCGCGTTTCCACAGACAGCGACGAGCAGGCCACCAGCTATGACGCACAGATTGAGCATTACACGGCATACATCGGCAGCCATCCAGACTGGGAACTGGCTGGCATTTATGCTGACGATGGTATCTCCGGCACTAATACCAAAAAGCGTGAAGAGTTCAACCGCATGATTGACGAATGTATGGCGGGTAATATTGACAAGGTAATTACCAAGTCGATAAGCCGATTTGCGCGGAACACAGTGGATTGTTTGAATTATATCAGAAAGCTGAAAGAAAAAAACATCCCGGTATATTTCGAGAAGGAGAACATTGATAGCATGGATTCGAAGGGCGAGGTCATGCTTACGATTATGGCCTCCCTCGCCCAGCAAGAAAGCCAGTCCCTCAGCCAGAACGTGAAGCTGGGTTTTCAATACCGCTACCAGCAAGGTGAAATCCAGGTCAACTGCAAATGGTTCCTCGGTTATACCAAAGATGAAAACAAGAAGCTGGTCATTGTCCCCGAGGAAGCAGAAACCGTAAGGCGCATCTACCGGGAATACCTTGAGGGAGCCAGTATACTGAAGATTGCCCGTGGTCTGGAAGCGGACGGCATCCTAAACGGTGCCGGAAAGGATAAATGGCATACAAGTAACATTAATTCGATTCTTCGCAACGAGAAGTACATCGGCGACGCCCTTTTGCAGAAAACCTACACCGTTGATTTCCTCACGAAAAAGCGAGTTAAGAACAACGGCCTTATGCCCCAGTACTATGTGGAAAACAGCCATGAGCCAATTATTCCTCGCGAGATTTTCATGCAGGTGCAGGAGGAACTAGTGCGGCGGCGCTGCGTTCATACCAGCAAGAACGGAAACAAGCGCAGCTTTAGCAGCACCCACTGCTTTTCTCAGATAATTATCTGCGGAAACTGCGGTGAGGTGTTCCGCAGAGTCCATTGGAATAACCATGGGAAGAAATCAATCGTTTGGCGGTGTGTCAGTCGCCTTGAAAACACCGGCTTATTCTGTGATGCCCGTACGGTACCGGAAGGCACCATCGAGCAAGTGATAGTCTCCGCAATTAATGATACGCTGGGCGGAAAGGATGATTTTCTTGCCATCCTTCAGAACAACATTGAAACTGTTCTTAGCCGTGGAAGCGACCATACCCTCGCCGATATTGACAAAAGGTTAGGGGAACTGCAAACCGAGCTTTTAAAGCTGGCCAGTTCCAAGGCTGACTATGAGGATGTCGCCGACGAAATCTACCGTTTGCGTGAACAGAAGCAAAATGTACAGCTGGAAAGCGCCGGGCGGGATGAAGTAAGAAAACGCATTACTGACATGAGCGCGTTTCTGCGGGAACAGCCCACAGCTATCACCGAGTATGATGAGCCGCTTGTTCGGCGGCTGATTGAAAAGGTAACTGTTTTCGAGGACAGGTTTACCGTTGAATTCAAGTCCGGAGTGACGGTGAATGTAAGTACCCCTTAAAGTTCCGTATTGCAACCACCTGATCCAGCCTCATCTCCCAAAAGGTTGCTTGCACATACTTTCCACGGCATTCCCAGGCACTTTCATACGGCGGTGATACATTGAAGATCTTTTCCCAGGATTTTATCTTGACTGCCGCTTGTTCAGTCGGGGGGAGATTGTCAAACCATGCGTCATCTTTCTTCATTTCCTGCTCATCAGCGTAATCTCCGTAATATGCGTTGTTCAATACGATATGCCACGAATCTTCATTACTAAGCAAAACCATATTGTCTGGAATCTCTATCTCTATACAAACCTGTTTGCCCTCGTGTGCACGGAATTCCGTGCGGCGCAGGTCAGGTTTTCGGTGGCGCCATTCAATTGTATGCCATGCCCAAAATGGATAAATTGCCCCGTTAGGAGGGGGCCCCACACGTATTTTCATTTGTTCAGCAAGCCAGTCATAAGCCGGACTAAAACCGCATTCGGTAACCCATACTGACTGTGCAGGGTCACAATGCACAACTTTTTCAGTTTCTAGCTTTTCATACAGTTTCTTCGGCTGTATAGTCCATAAACGCACTATCTTACCTCGTACGTCTGGGGCAGTCGCCCTTTAATTTTATACTTGCTTATTTTGGGGTGGTGTTTATGAAACCCCCAGCTGCTTTATCGTACTGCCAGGTTGTCTTTGTGGTTATTTGCTTAGCGAAGGGATTTCCGTTGAACAAATGACCAATAGGGCCTGCAATACTTTCTTCTTCTCCGTTTGGCATCACAAAGAAGTATTCCTCTCTTTTAACACTTTTCCCCTTGGTAACCTTTACATACAGTATAGGCAATGTAAATATTTTATTTAAAAAATCTATTACACTAGCGGCATATTCCTCATTGTTTTCAAACTTAGATGAATCATAATCAAAATGGTCGTGATTGGTGAAATAAAAGACGATAATCTCATTATCAAAAACCTCAAACCCTACATTATGACGTTCGTTAATGGTGACTAAATCGGATTCATAGGTTCTGCCTTGATAATCCTTGTTTTGGATTAAAACAGAAACAGTGCTTAAATCGCAAACAGGTTGAAGGGACGTCAACTATTTTGTAGACAATTTGCTAAGCTACTCTATCCGACCTGCCTTTTTTCTTTGCTTTCAATGATTTGAGATATTCTTTCGGTGACATATACCCGAG